ATATTGAAGTCGTGGAAGGCTATCAAAGTTTTAGCACACCTTTTTATAAAGTGGGCGGTGCAAATCTTGCATTACCTTATGTAAATGGACGCTATCAAGTTGCGGGTTACATTCCATTCGGACAAGATAACCTTTACCCGGAAACATTGAATCAGATGTACTACTCATCACCATTACACGGGGCGATAGTAGATTACAAAGTGAATGCAGTTATCGGTGGTGGGTTTACGATTCAAACGGAAAAACTAACAAACGAACAAAAATTAGAACTTTACGCATTCGAAAAGAAGATAAAACTAAAAAAGGTTGCACCGATTGTTACGAAGCAGTTAGTAATTCATAATAGAGTTTACTTTAAATTATGCTTTTCTGAACGCGGAAAACTTACAAGAGTGGAAAACCTATCACCCGAGAAATTAAGACGCTCTAAAGACGGGAAAACCTACTTTATATGCGAAGATTGGGCTTCAAGAATAGATGTTTTTGAAATCACACCTTATCACCCACTAAGCAATGAATACGAACAACTTTATATATACGAGTTACCTTGCATCGGTCAAGATTACTACCCATTACCGCAGTATAGTTCAGCACTTAATTTTGCATTTTTGAGTGGCGAGTTGTCGTACTTAGCAAAATCAAACATTCAAAACGCTGTTTTCCCTTCATTTGCTATGATGTTTCCTAAGCGTCCGCAAAGCGAAGAAGAAAAGAATGTGTTAAGACGAACCATCGATAAATTGAAAGGTGCTGAAAATGCGGGGAAAGCAGTTGCATTCTTTGCGAACTCACCCGAGCAGATGCCTAAGATTGAAAGTTTACCAACTAATTCAAACGATAAACTATTCCAAGAAGCGTCAGCATTGAACACCGAGCAGATTTGTTTTGCGCACACGATTGATCCTATTTTAATGGGTGTTAGAACTACGGGTGCATTAGGTTCGGGAAGCGACATTAAACAAGCGTATGTAATCTTCGAAAAGAACGTTGTTAAACCATTACGAGAAATCGTCCAAGATATATTCAACGAATTGCTACACATCGCTAAAGTAAAAGGTGAACTTGTGATAAACAATTTTCAAATCATTAACGAAACGATAGTAGAAGTTGACGAGGATGCTTCAGCTTTAGCAACACGATTAAGTTCTTTGAATCCCGAGTTACTTGCAAAAGTGTTAGAAAATATGACAGCGGACGAAATACGTTCATTAGCATCGTTAAAACCTATTGTTAAACCTGAAACACCTACAGCGTAATGCTTTACTTTATAACCGAAAACTACCTAAAGACGAACACACCTATAACGGCTAACGTAGATGTAACTGATGTAACCCCTTATATTGCTACACAAGCACAGCTTCGCATTATGCCAATTTTAGGAACTACGTTTTTTAATTATATGCTGAACGTGTATAACACACAAACAGCTAATCCCGATGAAGAAACACTAATTAAATTCATTCAACCGATTGTTGCTTGGCGAAGTGCTGAAGATGCGGTTTTCGGTTTAACATATCAACTAAAGAACAAAGGTTTACAAACACAAAACGGGGATTTTTCAAGTTCAGTAAGTCAGCGTGAAGTAGCTTTCGGAATGGAACACTATGCACAAAAGGCAGCGTTCTTCGAACAAAGGTTAATTAGGTATTTAATCAAAAACAAGAATCTTTTCCCTGAATTCATATCTGAAACTAATCGTGACACGGATTTAAGACCAATGATTGATTGTTTTGGATGTACTGGATGCTGTCACGGAACTTGCAATTATGAAAATGGTAACGGATATAACACACAAATCTTAGTATTATGAGTTTAATACAGCAATGGGCGAATAATGTAGGAGCGGTTCGAATAACGAATGGTTCTTGGATGGATGCAATAGCACGAGCATACGATGTTATTCAGGCAAACGATAATATTTTATTAGATATTGCAATTAAATTAAGAGCTTTAGATACAAACGGGGATTTATATCAGTCTATTGCTTTTAAACTTGCAAATAATCAGAGAATTGAACCATTAAACGGAAGTTGGTTAGAACGTATTGTAGAATTAACAAGTCAAAAATAAAATGATTGATATTAGCAAAGTTTTAGAAATAATTAAAAAGCAAGGAGCAACAGGTGTTCTTGCGTTATGGTTATGGTATACTCATTCCGATGTTCAAGATTTAAAACATCGTTTATATGATTGCTATGGAAAAAATAATAACACGGCTACAAAGCCAATTAATGACACTACTAATTTTGCTGTTTTACCAAAAGATGAATTAATAGAGCTCGAATGAATTACGATTGGTTAAAACAAGAAAAAGCACCCCGTGTTTTAGTTCAGGCAGTTAAACAACTTGGAGTAACTGAGATTGTAGGCAAAGAACACAACCCCGTTATATTAGGTTGGGCGCGTGAACTTAAATTAGCAAGCGTTTACAATTCAGACGAGATTCCGTGGTGCGGTTTATTTATTGCTTATTGCTGTAAAATGGCGGGTCTTGAAGTAGTAGATAAACCATTGTGGGCATTGTCTTGGTCTAATTGGGGATCACCAGTAACTGAACCAATGTTAGGTGATATACTAACATTCAGAAGAAATGGTGGTGGACACGTTGGAATATATGTCGGAGAAGATTTAACGCACTATCATGTTCTTGGAGGCAATCAAGGTAATTCAGTTAGTGTTTCTCGTATTGCAAAAAGTAGATTACATAAAGCAAGGCGAACGGCTTGGAAGGTTGCGCAACCTACGAATGTTCGTAAAGTGCATTTAGCACCTAAAGGAGTAATAACAACAAATGAACAATAAAATGGCTAAGAAAAAAAAGAATGTAGATGTAGAAATTCAGGTGAATGACGCATCATTAGAAATCAAAAGAGATGAAACAATTAACGAGGTAAATTTAGACACTAAGAATTTAGATGTTAAGGTTACAAAAACGGATGACAAAATCGAGGTGAAAGTCGATGCAGAGAAACCGTTATTGAATTTTGTCGGAAAAATCTTAGGTAGATACATTACTAAGAAATTAAAATAGTATATTTGTACCATTCTTCATAATTGAATAGGTTAATTGTTAACGAGAACCCTTACTTCGGTAGGGGTTTTTTAGTTTAAAGAAAAAATATTTGTTAAAAATGTAACCTTATATTAAAAAGTATAGTATATTTGCTGAAAACAATTAATATTTAAGTTATGAAAAATTACTTTTACGACTTGTTAGACCAAGTCACCCCCGCGAATGAAGAACATAAAGAGTTTTTAAGGGTCGTTTCCTTTGGTTTAACGCTGTTTATCGGCACGTTTGGTGCATTACTATCACTTTTTATTTTAATACGATGAGAAAGCCTAAAAAAGCAAATCCGACATTGATTGAAATTATTGATTATTGGTTGGAGCAAAAGAAAAACAACACGGGAAGAATGGACATTCAGCATTATATGAAAGTTTGCCACGCAAAAGCACGAACGTTAAGATGGAATGAGAACGATAAAACTTGGAGTTATGTGGGTAAAAAATAGGGATGGTTACACTTTGTTGCTAAGTAATGACCCTTGCGAAGTATTTTATTATTTCAATGTAAAAGAAATGCACGGGTTAAACATAACGGATTGTCGGCTTCACCAAAACACGAAACAAAGTTCTTACATTGCAGGGTGGTGTAATTTTATTCCTAAAGCAAATAAAGAGTATGGTGAAAAGGATAAGCGATTCGTGTTTATAAACTTGTCACGATGCACGGATGAAGTTAAAACAACGGGTTTAATTATGCACGAGCTCTGCCATCAGTCGTTATTTAGGTTTAATTACGATATGGAAAAAGAAGAAGAAATAATCACTTGGGCGGAAAATGAAACCTACGAAATTTATGAATACATTAAAACATTAATATGAAACGCAAGGAAGTAACAGCAGTATTCGAATGGATCAATGAAGAATCTTTGATTGACCAAATTGAAAAATTAAAATCTCTATTAATTGAGGGTAGAGAGTTTTACGAAAATGTGGAAAAGACGAAGACAAACCAAAAGGTTTTACTCCAGTTTAAGCAACAATACCAAAAATTGCGTAGTTTTAAGGTCATAGATTCCAACGAAATAATAATAAAATCTAACGTATGACACCAAAAGAAAAAGCATTTGAATTATTTACAAAATTTGCAGACATTGAACATTTAGGTGTTTATGGGGATTATAACGGAACTTGGGAATGGAGTTCGTCACTTTGGAGAAAACAAGCTAAACAATGCGCTCTAATTGCAATAGATGAAATAATCGAAGAAAGATGTTTTCATAATGAACACCATCAACAAAATTCAAAATTAAAATATCACATAGAAATTGAATTAGCTAAAAGATTAGAATCTACGAGAAATTATTGGAGTGAAGTTAAACACGAAATTGAAAAGCTATGAGAAATTATTTAGGATGCTTATTTTATTTTTTTGTAGGTGGTTTGTTTTGGTACATTGTTATTCACTTTATAATTAAGTTTTGGTAATGAGAGATAGTATTGTAGAATCCGTTATTATGCAGTTTAAACAACGCTCAGAAGTTGGAATACAAAAATACGGGGTAACATTAGATAGAAACGATTTAAGTACGTTAGAATGGATAAATCACGCACAACAAGAAGCTATGGATTTTGTTCTTTATTTAGAGAAACTAAAACACGAACTCAAATGATAATCTACAACCCTAAGCAAAAGATTGACTATCGAAAGTTAAGGCGATGGAAAGTCCGTGTTAATATCAGTAATAATTTTTATAAAAACGAAGAAAACGATTAAGTATGAAAAGAGTAATTTTAATTTTAGCAGTTGCTTTAACAAGTTGCAACAAAGAAGAAACTTGTAATTGTGGAACTATAACAAACGATGGTGTAAGTTATACCAATGGTAACGCTTGTTATTGGTTAGAAATCAGAAATAGTTGTTCAGGTAATAAAAAGACATTTTGTTTTGACCAAGATGTGTGGATGGATGGAAATGTAGGAGAAGATTTTTGTGTTTATAATCAAGAAAGTTGGTAATTAAAAAGTAATTATTATATTTGCGATTGGGAAGGCAGTCCCGAAGAGATATTATTGAAGTCCCTATTGGTTAGTAACGCTGCCTCGTGAACGCTGATAGGGCTTTTTTTTTTAAGGCAGTAAAAAATGACAAACAAAAAAGAATTTATTAAGGTTAACATCGAAGACCTTATTTATGCCAAAGAATTTTTTGATAATGTATCGGATTATTCGTTATGGCTTTATGCAGTTACCGAGTATTATCAGGGTAATGAAGTTACAATTAAGAAGAAAATTGTAAAAAAATATTTTGATAATTACAAAAAGACGATGAACATCGTAATTGAAGCTAAAGAGTTTGGCAAACAAGGTGCATTGAAACGCATTGAAAAACAACAAGTTAACATTGATACCCTTGAAGACCCCCTACAATACCCCCTTGAAGAGACCCTTGCAGTAAATAATAAAGATAAAGATAAATATAAAGAAGAAATAAATTATCAAGCGTTGCTTGACTTTGTTAATGAAATTTTTGGAAGAAAGTTTCAAGTGATTAGCGATAAAGTAAAATTAAAATACAAGTCTTTGCTTAAACAAGGTTATTCAAAAGAACAAATTACCAATGCTATAAAAAATTGTAAATCGAATAAATACCATATTGAAAATAATTACCAATATTGTACCCCCGAATTTTTCAGTAGAACGGATACTATTGATAAATACGGATTCGAAGTTAAACAACAAGAAGAACAATTTAAAGCACCTTGGCAATGAACGGATTTAAGATAACTGAGCAAGGAGATATTGTAGATAAGATTTACAAGCATCGTGATAACTATCACAAAAAAGGAAAATACTTAGGTTGGGAACAATTACACAAGCATTATTCAATGAGTTTAGGAAATTGCACTGATTGGACGGGTTATCCAATGAGTGGCAAAACTCAAGTATTAATGGAGCTCTTGGTAAACACTTCTAAATTTTACGGATGGAAGCATTTAATTTACTTTCCTGATGTGGGTAATAACGTTGAAATTGTAGCTGACTTAATTCACAAAAAGACGGGTAAAAGTTTTAACCCTCAAGCAAAAAATGTAATTACGGATATTGAAATTACTCACGCAATGGAATGGGTATTCAGACATTTTAAAATCGTTACACGCAAAGAAATAAAAGGTAAGTTAACACCAGTTGACTTTTGGGAATGGGCTGTGAAAATACGAACCGAAGAAGAATTACATACAGCTTCTATTGATAGTTGGAAGGATATGAGTCACGATTATGAAAAGTATGGTGGTTATGCTCAATACTTAGAATATGTATTGCCATTAAGAAACCATTTAGCAGAAGAAAATTTACTACATTTTCATACGATTATACATCCAAAGTTGACTGAAAAGGAAAATGGAAAGAGACCAGCACCTACTCCGTATGATTTAAAAGGTGGTTCGGAATGGTTTAATTCAGGGAAATGTATGATAACCGTTCATCGACCCGACATCAACACGAATGTAGCTGAAGTTTTCTTTAATAAAATTAAACCGAGAGCAATGGGTGAAGTCGGTAAGATAGAATTATATTTTGATGTTGGTTCATTAACATATTATATGCAAGATGCAATAAATAACAACTATGTTAAACAATACGCAACGGATCAACGGAATGTAGCTTCAAATAGTTTCCCAACTAAACTACCATTAAACGAACCTGATGTTGTTAACGGAAAAGAATTACTTTCGTTTTCGCAAAAGATGAAAAAAGATGTGCCATTTTGATTATTATAACAAGCAAAAAGACGAATTATGGACGAATTGAATATAATAAGTGCTAAAGTAGGAATTCAAACAACTTATTTAAAAGTTAAAATAAGCCTTGAAGAAATAAAAGAAAAGCATCCTAATCGAAAAGACATAATTGATTCAATGGAAAGAACATTATCAGACCTTCAAGAAATAAGTATAGTGTATTCTACGATGGAAAAAGAATATCGTAGTGCTATTCAATCGTGTTTTCGCTTAGAACGACTGCTTCAAGAAGAAAAATTTAAAGTAAAAGATTTACAACTACAATTAAAAACCAAAAATTATGAATTATGATAAAAGTAGGAAGTGATTTTAGCGGGGTTGGTGCATTCAACCAAGCATTAAGCAGATTAGGAATTGAATATCAAGAGCTCTTTGCTTGTGATATGGATAAGTACGCACGACAAACATTCATCCATAATTATGGTGAACCTGAATATTATCCAATAAATGTATATGAACGTGAGATTCCATCTGAATCACTTGACATCTATATGACATCGCCGCCTTGCCAAGCGTTTTCATTGGCTGGTAATAGATTAGGAAAAGACGATAAACGAGGAATATTATTTTTCAACTCTTACGAATTTATCCAAGTGAATAAACCACGTTATTTTATTTTTGAAAATGTAAGAGGATTGATTTCAGACGATAATGGTAAGACGTTTCAAGAATGGATCAATATGTTAGGTGGTAAATCAGTTAATGGTGTTCCAGTTATATTCCCTTATGAAGAATCAGTTCCATATCATTTATATTGGCAAATTTTAAACGCAAAGAATCACGGAGTTCCGCAAAATAGAGAAAGAGTTTTTTTGATTGGCATCCGAGATGATTCGGATAATAACTTCCAATTCCCAAGAGAAGAGCATTTGACTAAAAAATTAAAAGATGTACTTGAAGAAAATGTAAATGAAAATTATTATCTACGAGAAGCTTCATTGAATAATCTTCTGAATAAACAAAATTTTAACAAATTCAAACCATTAGATGAATCAACAGAGTATAGCAATTTAATTAGCGCTCGGTGTCATAAAGTAAGTAATGATAATCCATTTATAAAAGTTAAATCTGCTGTTTTAAAAGGATATGAAGAAGCAACCGAAGGTGATTCAATTAATTTTAGTGTTCTTAATTCAGAAACACGAAGAGGCAGGGTTGGTAAAGGTATAGCACAAACATTAGACACTTTATGTAATCAAGCAGTTATTCAATTAAATCCAAGTTTAGAAAGTGGTGGTAAACAACCGTACCAACAAAATAGGGTTTTTGATGAAAATGGAATATCGCCAGCTATTCTTGCAAATTTAGGAGGGGATAGAAATCATAATATTTTAAACGATTATAAAATCCGCAGATTAACACCACGAGAATGTTTTAGACTTATGGATTTTCCTGATACATTTACTTGGATTTGCTCAGATAGTCAAGCATATAAGCAAGCGGGTAATTCAATAGTAGTAAATGTGCTTTACAAGATTATTAAAAATTTAAACTTATGAGGTGCAAGAATTGTAAGCAGAAATTCGAACCTATCCGCTTTAATCAAAAATTTTGCTTAGAATCCGATTGCGTTCGTGTTTGGGTAGAATCTGAAAAGACGAAACAATGGAAGGTTAAAAAGCAGAAAATGAAGAACGATCTCGAGACTATCCAAGACCTTGTTAAAGCTACTCAGATAATATTTAACAAGTATATCAGGTTGCGAGATAAAGGACAAGTTTGTATATCGTGCCAAAATAAACCATTAAAGGAAAACGCTGGTCATTACTTTAATGCTAACAACCATTGGAACGTTCGTTTTGATGAGCGTAATGTACATCTTCAATGTGAACATTGCAATACCTATTTAAGTGGAAACCTAATCGAATATCAAAGAAACTTAATACATAAAATCGGAATCGAAAGTTATCACGAATTAGAAGCAGAATCACGAAAAACACGGAAGTTCACGAAAGAAGAACTACGGGAAATTATGTTGACTTATAAAAATAAAATAAAAGAATTGTAGTTATATTTAATAGAATAATTAAATTTGACCAAACAATTAAAACCTAAATTATGAGTATAACAAATTTTGAAGAGTTCACACACGAGCTCACAAGTGATGAAATGGAGATTCTTCCAATAGTAGTTCACGGATTTCGTAATTACAAAAAGGATAATCCGATTAAAGCAGAATTAATCGTAACACGGATGAACGATTATTTAAAAAAACACGAATCAAAAGTCAAGATGACCCAACCAAGATTGCGTAAGATAGTAAACTACATTCGTACAAACGGCATAATACCTTTAATAGCGACTTCTAATGGATATTTCACGAGTGATTGCAAGGAAACTATAGCTGAACAAATTAGAAGCCTTCAGGAACGTGCTAATTCAATCGAGCGTTGTGCAACTGGATTGAAGAAATTTTTATAATTTTTTAATTACCTATTGTTATATTAAAAAGAATAACTATATTTGTAGACAATTAATAATTAAAACCTAAAAAAACGATTATGAAAAAAGAAATTGTAAAAAAGTTAGTTGAATATTATAATACTGCTAATTGTGATGGTTATGGTCAATTAAAAACCATTGATATTTATAATGTTGTAAAAACGGAAAAAGAAATAGAAATTTTAAAAGAAATTGTAGAAATAAGTACTTATGGTTATACCTATGGGACTTATTTAGCCTTTAGACCATTTGGTTGTTTTAAAGATAAAAAAGTAGAAGAATTGTGTAAAAATTCATTTATGCAAAATCCAAGTAGACGGAATATGAATAGATGGTAAAATAAAAAAAAACAAGGGATGCGACTTGGTTAACGCATAATTTAACAATTAATAATTATGAAAAATTTATTTAAAAGTTTAGCAGCCTTCCAACAAGAAGTGCCAGTGATTCACAAAGGAACGCAAGGTTACGGATATTCCTACGCTGACCTTCCTAAAATCTTTGAAGTGATTAACCCGTTATTGCAAAAACACGGATTAGGCTTCACGCAGTTGCTTAATTCAAAAGAAGAAAAAAATTACTTAGTAACGATTCTTTTTCACGTTGAAAGTGGAGAATCAATAGAAAGTACTACGTTAATTCCACAAGTTGAATTAAAAGGGATGAATGATTATCAGTCGTTCGGTAGTGGATGTACTTATTTCCGCAGATACTGCTTGAGTTCGATTTTAGGTATTGTAACCGATAAAGATATTGATGCTGCTGGGGAACAAGTAAAACCCATAAACACGAAAGCAAAAAAACCTACAATAGAAGGTGAACGGTTCTTGAAAGCAATTGAAGCGATTCGTAATGGTGAATTTACTGCTGAAGAACTGCAAGCTAAATTTGAGTTAAATGAAGTACAACAAAAAGCAT